AAACGGGAGGGAGGATTGACCTCCCTCCCGTTAATCAGACGAAACCGTATCTAACTATCAGGGAGTCCAGATAGCACGGCCCAAATGGCGACGGCTGTTCGTACCGAACGTGCCGTAGCAAGTAATCAGACCGTACTTGGCGTCACGGTCAAACGGTTCCACGAAACCACGGAACTTCATCCAGTTACCCGACAAGACAGCCAACTTGATGTGGCGGCTGTTCAAGAAATACCACTGGGTAGCGGGCATCAGATCAGACCACACAACCTTGCTGCCACGATGCAACAGGTTCATAAAGCCCGCCTCTGCCGTCTTGGCGTCAGTGAACCGCTGGTTCGGCTGCAACTTCGACTCGTAGGTTTCCCACAACAACTGGGTGGTCACCTGGAAATCGCAAGCATCGCCACCATACGACACCGTGTTGTACGCCTTAGAGTGCAAACCAAGGCTGTAGGTGGCGGTGGTCGGCACATACGAACGCCAGTATGCGCCACCAGCAACCGACGAATCAATACCGCCAACAGTCGTGACGCTACTGGTGTTGTCGCCAACGAGAAGCGGCAGACCGCCCCACGCCTTACCCGACGACTCGGTACCAGTATACGTCAGCAGAGAAGTCTCAAACTGTTCCGCAGCAGTCATTTCGGCGTTCTCCACCTTCGTCTGCAACAACTTGATGACCGCACGATCACCACTGTTCTTCGCTTCCTCCATGCCCGACATGGGGATAAAGATTGCGGCCTGCTTCCACTGGTATTCGGCAGCAGTCACAATTTCCTCACCATGCACAGGAGTCAACGCGTCATAGCCAGAGTAATACTGGAACGACGAGTTAGCCTTATGCATGATCGGGAACACTGCGGACGAACCGCCCTGCGAATCCAACTTGGCAGTGTTCTTGATCCAATCAAGAGCAGCCGACCGCTTAAAAATGTTGTCAACAGCCTTACCGCCATCAGTGAAATACTTCTTAAGGGTAGTTGCAACAATGTTGTCAAAATTAGGGTTACTCATGGTAAACCAACCTTTCTAAATTAGGAACGGGTACGTTCAAACTCGTACTCAAAGATATCTTCAAAAGAATCAAACCGTTTCCAATCATCCTGAGCATCAGCAGCAACACGAGAAGCCCCACGAGAAACCTGCTTCGTAGCCTTACGGGCCTTTTCGCGCTGAGCAGCAGCCTGTTCCGCCTTACGACGGGCAACCTCCTGGGTTGCCTGGTCGGCAACCAACTGGTCAGCCTTCCACAACTTGTATGCCTGCTCCATACGCAAACCGTTTTCCAAAGCGATAGGCAAAACGTTCTGTGCATCAAAATCTGGATACTTGGAAACCATAGATTCAAGTTCTGCCTGAACCGAAGCATTCACCCGTTCCTGATCGAATTGTTCCGTCCGCTGACGGAGTTCATCAAGTTCCTGACGTGTACGCCACAACTCGGCAACAATCGGCTGCATCTCAGGATCGACACCTTCCAACGGGTCATCTTCCTGATCTGCCAAACCAAGTTGTTCCTGCAAATAGCGTACACTACCAACAGGATCAACACGGAAAGCCTCTTGCATTTCACGCGCCCAACGCAACGTATCCGCATCCGCAGCAACCTGCTGCGTCTTACGAGTATAATCCGCTTGGCGCATATAACCGTTTCGCAACTCGGCCAACGGAACCTCAAAGGTTTCCCCATTCACCGTAACTGGAACAGTTTTATCTTTGATAGAGTCAAAATCGAATCCGTCATCGGTTGCATCTGAAGTAACATCGTCGTCGTCCACCGCATCGTCAACGTCACTGTCAATGTCCAGACCATCAATTTCGCTATCATCTTCACCCCCATCAGGGGTGAAATCTTCGTCGCCCATATACACGTTAGCGTTACGAGACAACGTTTCAACACTATCCGAACCAGAATCACCACCGTCAGACATAACTTCGTCAAAAGCGGTGAGCAAGTCATCAGACATAAATTGTTTCCTTTCAAGAATCCGCCCCAATGGCGGGTGTTCTTAGTGGCAGGAACGGGATTTGAACCCGTGACCTTCGGGGTATGAACCCGACACGCTACCAGACTGCGCTACCCTGCACCGACCTTAACAATCCCAAGCACGCAACGCCTTGTTGATCCGACTATTCGGATCATTCGCCGTCTTTTTGCTTGTCAACTTCTTCTTCATGCCACGCATCCGCTTACAAAACGATCTACGGCGAGCAGCCTTGGCCGAAGATTTCTTTGCGGCAGCGACCGTGACTGGGGGACGTAACGTCCCACCAGTCTGCTTCTTGTAAGAAGCACGACCCTTAGCGTTCAAACCGCCCTTAGGGTTCTGTCCTTCTTTACGCTGCCACGCTGCACTAGCCATCAGACAAACGCATACCAGGTCGAAACGCCAGCAGCCGATTCGCTAACCTTGATAATCTTACGGGTAGCGTTCGTGGCAGCAGTAGCAGTACCAGTCAACACATCCGAACCAGTCTTAGCGATCGTCAAACCGCCAGCACCACCCGAGAACGCAGTAATAACAGTGCCCACAGGGAAAGCGACAACCGAAGTGTTCGGAATCGTCACCGTCACCGCACCAGCAGCGTTATAGGCAATGAAACCGTCACGATCAGCGATAGTCAACGTGTCAGTGGTGGCCGAAGCCACAATGCGAACACGGGCACGCTCAACAAATCGTTCCTGAACCAGACCGCTTGTATCATCAGAATAAGCCATTGTAACTCCTTAAAGAAATTGAAACATGTTTCCAAACAATAAACAGAAACCGTCACATGACTGTCACATGGACGGCGGCAAACCTGGCGGCATCCCCTGAGGCAGCATACCAGGTGGCATACCTGCACCCATCGGTTGCTGAGGTGGCATCAAGAACGATGCAGGGTCTTTGATCCCGAAACCGTTACGCAACACATGTTCAGCCAACTTTGACGCATCCACCACACCAGCCGAAATAAACGGGGCCATAGCATCCAACATTTGCATAGCCGACTGGCGACGGAACGACTCATTCATCGGCTGCGTACTACCAGCCTCAACCACAAAATCGAACTCGCCCTGAACATCCTCACGACTATAAGCAACCCACTGCACACTATTATCGGGGCCAACAATCTTAGCCACCTGATCGGTAGACAAAAACTCTTGACACAACTGGACAGTACGCTGAGCAACCTCACCAATAGCACGCTCAACCTTAGCCAACTTGTCCGCACTACGAGCATTCGCCCCATCCTGAATCATAGCGGCCTCAGTAGCGGTGCGTCGAATCTCCGACGCACCACCACGATCATACTCGGTCACAGCCGTAGTACGATCCATGTCATCCAAAATCATGGCAGTCTGATTATAGAACTCGGGAGGCAACGAAGAAGTCGCAATCGGAGCAATAATATCACCAAACGGGGTATCGGAATCAATCGGAATCATCGCATTATCATCCGACGACATGAGAGCAGCCAAACCGTCAGGCCCAATCTCATCAGGCTTATACATATACATGCGACGGAACCGTTTACGGTCATTCACCATCTGAGTACGAGTCAAAGCCAACTCCATCTGCAACGGCAAAATCGACTCTAGATCACCCATCGGATACAACTTCTCAGGAATCTCATAGTTAGCCAAAAACACGAAAGGATGGCCGAAAGGATACTCGAAATCCTCAGGTTTCTTTAGGAACAGGTCACAACCCTCAGCGAAAACACACACCTTTTCTTCCAACAGGTCATAATATTCCCAAACAACCACAAATTCTGCATCCTTGCCACGTTCCTCACCTTCAAAGGTGAGATCATAATCCTTTTTGGCGGCAGACATGGCGGTGCCCTTAAGTTTCTTGCGTGCCTTAGCGTCCCATTCCTCTTTTTCGCGGGCTTCTTCCAACGGGACATACATGCGTTGCGCGATCCAGCGAGGATTCTTCAATCTGGTCGCATCAGGATCAAAATAGATATCGAAAACCGATACACGTTCCAAACAAGGCCGATCTTCTTTCGCCACAACCCGTGTCGTGGCGACACTAGCAATGATTTCTTCATCAGAAGGGAACGTCACATCAATGCCAGCAGCCTGAGCCTGCTGGCGGGCCATATTAGCCTCCATCAACGCTTCCTGAACGGCAGCAGTCCACTCGTCCCGAGACAACTCGACTTCTTCCTCATCAAGAAGCCAAGTGTTTTTTAGCACACCCAACCCGAGAATAACAAAATCTTTCACAGCCAACTTCATTTCCTCATGGAAATCGTAATGCTGCCAATAATAGTTAGACACAGCCTCCACAACCTGTGCCCGTTCCGCCGATTCAGGTGTGCGGGCAGTCACCGTAATCTTCGGATAGTTCACCATCACACTCGGAATGATAACGTTGGCGGTAGAAAACATCATGTTGGGGGCAACAATGTCGTTATAGCCCGAAAGTTCATCATAATCGTACTGGTTGGCGTACATTTTGATGATCTTCGCCCACTTCTCATCATATTTAGCGTTCTGCCGCCACTTCATCGCCTTAGAAACACGGCCATAACATTGTCCAACCGAATATTCGTGACGGTCACCTTCCGAAGAAGTATAAGAAACCTTCTGCATGTCGCCATCAAACATGTTTTCCATCAAGAACCAACCTTACTTGTCGAAACTTTCTCCAACTTTTTGATACTAGCAGCAGAAGCCCCATTCCACCCCTTACCAGTCTCGGCAGGAACAGGATCAAACCCTGCCGCCCTAGCCTCAGAAACCGCTTTACGGGAACGTTCAGCCTCAGTGCCATCATGGAAATATTGTTTACCGCCCTGAAAGGCGGTACGAATCGTTTTGGAACGGCAAGCAAAACACCAATCAGGAGTCGTACAGTCAGAATTGTATCTGTCAGACGGCCAAACACGTTCACAACGGGCACACACAATCGAATCATCCATCACCAATAACCCCCCAAACGTCACAATAATCTAACTAACGGTTACACCACAGGAGAAAGCCCAGAATTATTATTCTTCGCTTTATCCAACCGTCGTTCCCACCACGAAAACGAACCCTTCACCCTAGAAGCATCCGTTTCCTGCAACGGACGCTCAGTCCGAGCATACTTCAAACCCTGAACAGCCATCGCCAAAGACATAACACAGTCATCATGCGGACTACCAGACATGCGACCGTTCTGATCCCTGGTGAACGTCTTGAGTTCATGGATCGTTTTACCATGCGGCACATTATCCAAATCACGCAACCAGGCACCCAACTCGTCCACCATCAACGGTTTCGACGTAGCCGTAGTCAACCAACCCAACGATTCTAAAGGCCGATCCGACTTCTTCGTGAAAGTACGACGACGATACAACCACTTATATTTCACACGTTGCAAAGCCTTAAGAACAGTTAGACCGTGATTGTTCACTTCGGGAACAATCAACGCATTCCGATAAAACCAGCCGATAGCAGGCAAAATTTGTTCCCCAAAAATATCTACATCCACACGCCCAAACCAGCACGCCACAGGTTTCCCCGTATTCACACACACAACCCAAGCCACAGTCGCATCCCCATGCTCCTTACCTTCGGCGATATCGGCCCCAACCACATACGTCCACCTGTCCGTATCATTCGGGGCCTCCCACACCATAAACGGGCCACCCTCAAACAACGAAACATCATTCGATTTCGACCCCAAAATAGTGAACTCGGCAGGCTCAACAGCCTGAAAACGGCGCAAAATTTCTAGATTGAAAACAGGATTACCAGACCCGATAAACGCTTCCTCAGCATTCGACGGATACTCCTGATGCAACTGCCACAACTTGTTAGCCAACTCATGTTTCTTCTGCTCATACCATTCAGTCGTGCGGTCATCGACCGCCGACCACGGAAAAAATACGGCATGAAACCCGTTATCCCCAGCACAAGCACCCAACCACATCTCATGAAAAAAGGTGCCCTCACCATTCGCAGTAGACAAACCGATAGCACGCCCACCCAAATCAATCGTAGGCTCAACACTAGCCCACGCACCCTCAGGATTCGTCAAAAACCCCCACTCATCCAACACCACCAAAAACAATGACTCGCCACGGGCAGGATCATTAGCAGAAGGCAACGACTGGATAACCGAATCATTATCAAACGTCATCACCTGACGGGTACGATCCAACAACTTCGGGCCACGCAACCGAACCCACTCAGGCATATTACGAAAACCATACCTGGTTTTCGCCAGCAAAGCCACCGACTCACGTTCCGTCCTAGACAGCAACGCAATCTGCCTGTCAGACCAACCAAACGCACACCACAACGAAAACGCAGCCACCAACGTAGAAAACCCGATCTGACGGGCCTTCAAGTTAATGTTCTTACGATACTTGATCCACGCCCAAGCAACCTCCGACTGGGCAGGCCGCAACCTGAGAGGCAGACGGCCCTTACCAGGAAACTTGATAAACAAATTTGCTTCACAAAACTGGGTGAAACCATCATGCAAAACCTGCACGATATCATCATCCAACTCCGCTTTAGTCCAATCCACCTCGATTTGGGGGAACCAGGTACGCCAAGCGATCTCCTGCTCAATCTCGGAAATACTCCAAGTAACCTTCTGCTTACGGGCACGTTTAATCTCATTAGCAGACCGTTGCACCTCATGCAACGGTGAATGCGGAGAAGGCATCAAACCACCTCAGAATGCTGTCGTTTCGCAATCTCAATAGCAGCAGCCTCAGCAC